TTAATTCTTTTGTAATAATTGGAACTAATGATTTATCTATTAGTCTAATAAACTTTTTTTCTTCATTCTTTTCATCTTCAAACGTATAAGCATCTACTGCTACATAATCTCCAGCAGCAAGACCAGAGAATTCTGCAGCAGCGCTAGATTCAAATGTATCAGTACTTACTATATGGTTATCAGTAATATTTTTGTAATGTTTTGTTATAGCTTGAGCTTCTGCAATAGATCCATATTTTTTAATAATAAAATTATTAAACTCATTTGGGTTGAGATACCAATCAAATAATGGATCAATAATATCATTAGAGATCATTACCAACCACGTAAGATTAGCATCATCATAATAATTAAATGCAACGTGTTCTATTCTCTCATCGAGTTCTATAACATATGGATAAAAGTTAGCAGCATTGTTAAAGACTTTACTTTTAACTCTTACTCTCTTCAAAAGATTAACAAGAGTTACATTATCTCTAATTACATTTGGAAATTGTCTAAAATATAAATTTGACATTTATAAACCTTAAATTTGATTGTTACCACCAAATTCATCTTTGAATTCAGTACCACCACTATTAAACCCAGTATCATTTAGAGCACCAGTAGAAGATACATCACCTCTTGTGACAATTTCTACTTCTTGGAAACTAAGCTGTAATTCAAACTCACTAGGTAATCCAGTCTCAGCAAAAAACGTTGGGGTTCCTGCAGCCGCATGATTTACATTCAACCCTGTGCATACAGATCTAAACATAGGCATAATACCATAGGGATCTCCATGAAACTGAATAAAACATTCAGCTGGGTATGATAATCTCAATCTATCTGTCGACAACTCAGGAAGCATGTTATTTCTTATTTTATCAATTATGGCCTTTATAGCAAAAGATTCACTCTTACTTCTAGGAGAAACTCTCCAATTGAAAGTATGTTGTCTCAATCCAACACCTTTGAAGACGGTTGTTAAATGAGGATTAAACACTTCTCCAACAAACTTTTGAGCTGCTGATACAGCACCTCCTCCACCTATAGCTTTTAAAGTTTCTTGACCTATTCTTTTTCCTAACGAATCTGTTTCTATTGAACTTGATACATCACTTATAGATTTACCATTTAGTACTTCAGCTGTTGCTTGTGCTACTCCCCCAATAACTTCTCCTATTTCCACTCCCTCATAATTTACCTGAAACTGTTCTTGCAGATTACTTGGAATAGGCAATATGATAGCGCTATCAGGAATATCCGTTACAGATGTTTCCAGTCTGTTGTTAGTTCTAAACACCTTACCTCTTTGAGGATTTGTAAAAAACAATGAAGTGAAGTGTGCCAAATCCTGATTTGGATAGGAAAACCTATTAAAAGATCCGGAAGCTCTTTTTTGTCTTACTGTGTTTATTGCACTCATTTTAAACCTATAAATATCTACATGGCGTATAAGGGAAGATTTGTACCTAGAAATCCTGAGAAATATAAAGGCAACCCCACTAATATTATTTATAGAAGTTTGTGGGAGCGTAATCTTATGAGGTATTTAGATCAACACCCACAAATCATACAATGGCAAAGTGAAGAATTTTTTGTTCCATATAGGAGTCCTATTGATGGAAAAGTACACAGATACTTCCCAGATTTCTGGGTTAAGAAGCGAACTAAACAGAATGAGGTCGAGGTGGTCGTTATTGAGGTCAAGCCGTATGCGCAGACAAAGGCGCCTGATAAAAATAAAAAATACGCTACTCCAAGTGGCAGAGTGTCTAGGAGATTTCTCAGAGAAGTCGCGACATTCGGAGTCAATGAAGCGAAGTGGAAAGCTGCTAGGGAATTTTGTGCTGATCGCGAGTGGAAATTCCAAATTATCACAGAAAAAGAATTAGGAATCAAATACTAATGCCAGCATATATTTTTGATAAAATCTTAACACAAGGTATTCGAGCAGGAGAAATTCCAGCAAGAGAAAGTTCTTCACGTGAATGGTATCGTTCTAGAGCCTCTAACATAAGATCTGTCCAACCTCAGAAACTTATGAATAGTGATCGAACAAGATTACAGAATAGACTCAATCAAATGGATATGGGTCGCATGTATATGTTTTTCTATGATCCTAAACACAAAGATAAACTACCATACTATGATCGCTTCCCTCTTATATTTCCTTTTGAGAAAGTAGAAGGAGGCTTTATGGGTTTGAATCTCCACTACCTGCCTCCTCAACTTAGAGCTAGATTAATGGACGCATTATACGACCTAGTTAACAATGAAAAATATAATGATGATACAAGGCTAAAGAGACTTACATATCAAAGACTAAATAGTGCTGCTAGATTTAGATTTTTTAAACCTTGTATCAAAAAATATCTAACTAGTCACGTAAAGTCTAGATTTTTCGAAGTTCATCCTACTGAATGGGATATAGCGTTATTCTTGAGAACAGAAAGATTTGAAAAGAAGGCCAAGAGATCTGTATGGGCAGAAAGTAGAAAAATGATTAGAGGACGATAATGACATTTAATATAAATGAATTAAAAGGTAGATTTAACAAGATCAATGGATACTCATCTCCAAGTAAATTTCTTGTATTAATTACTCCTCCTCCATGGGCTGTTGGAGAACAATCGTCTGATACAGTCGACGTATTGCCATACATTATTAATTCTACAAATCTTCCTGGCATGAGTTTTACATTTTCTGATATCAGGCAAACAGGATATGGTCCTATTGAAAGAAGGCCAGATGTTCCAATATACACTGAAGTTCCAATGACAATATATTCTACTGGGGATGGAAGAGCATTTAGATTTTTCCATAGATGGATGCAAAATGTTATCAACGTTGGTCTTACTAATGTTGCTGATAATCAAAGCTCTAAGGGAGCATATCAGTTTGAGTCATATTATTCAGATAATTATCTCTCAACAATTGATATTATTCATTATAACGAAACAGAAGATGAGATTATTAGGTATACATTAAATGATGCATATCCAACAACAATTGCTGATACAGCTGTAAGCTGGGCAACAACAGATCAGATTCTTGAATTAAATGTTTCCTTCACCTTTAGAACATGGTACAGTACAGCATTTTCTCCAGCATCTATTACTAATAATCCAAGAGATGGTGGCGGATCATTATCGTTTCTACAAGCATTGGGAACATTTGGAACAATTGCTAGTACGCTCAGTAATCTTCAAAGACCTACAAACATTCAAGATGCATTGAATACAATTAACACAATTTCAACTACTGGTAGACAAGCCAGCCAATTAGTTGGATCATTATTTTAGTATATTATAGGAGTATATTATGGCACTACCTAAAGTCGCGGCACCCAAGTTTGAGTGTGTTCTTCCATCAGACGATACACCAATTAAATTTAGACCCATGCTAGTCAAAGAAGAAAAAATTCTTCTGATGGCTCAGTCTAGTGGTGAGCAAAAAGATATTATCAATGCAACAATTGATGTTGTACAAAATTGTATTGTTACAGAAAACATTGATATCGGTAACAGAGCGATGGTTGATCTTGAGTATCTTTTCATTAACATTAGATCTAAATCCGTTGGTAATATTGTTGATATAAAAATTACTGATCCAGATGATGGTAATGATTATGATGTAAAAGTTGATATTGATGATCTTGAAATCATTAAACCAGAAAAAGTACCCAACAAGATTGATCTTGGCCAAGGCCTTGGTGTTATTTTAAGACATCCTTCTATGAAACAAATATCTAACATTTCTAGTAAAGCTACAGCAACTGATGCTATCTTTGATGTTATTATTGCTAGTATAGATAAAATTTATGATGAAGATAATGTTTATGAATCATCCGATCATTCAAAGCAAGAACTGGATGATTTTGTTTCTTCTTTATCATCAACTCAGTTTAAACTAATACAAGACTTCTTCAACAATATTCCAAAAATATCTAAAAAGATTTCGTATACTAAAAAGGACGGAACAGTTAGAGAAAAGACATTGGAGGGTCTTTCTGATTTTTTCTAATATTGCTGAGCCACAATAGTTTAAGTAATTATTACTATGTGGTGTTTGCGATGGCTCAGCACCATAAATACTCAATATCTGATATAGAAAATTTAATTCCATTTGAACGTGATATCTACATTACTTTGTTAGAGGATTTCTTAGAAAAGGAAAAGGAGCGTCACGAAAAAAATGGCTGACAAAAAATTACAAAAAGATAGTATCTATGCTCAGTATGATGTTGATGGGGATGGTATTGTTACAGATGATGAATTGGAGATGATGAAAGAGATGCACGAAATAGAAAGAGTCGATCGTAAACAGAGAAAACAAAGCTATATGGCTTGGTATGCATTGGTTGGTATGATTAGCTATCCAATTCTAATTATTGCTACTGAATTGTTTGGATTATCCAATGCATCTAAACTATTGACTGACATAGCTCCTACATACTTTATTGCAGCTGCTGGTGTTGCGGGTGCGTTTATGGGCTTTTCAGCTATGGACAAAGGATCTAAGAAGTAATGGCATTACCTTCAGGCGCAGGTGGATCATCAAGAGATGAATTGGCAGAATCAGTAAGTTCATCTATCACAGATAATATTCAAGAAGTTGTTTCAGAAGACAAGAAACAAACTTCTGCTTTGAATAATCTTGTATCACTTATGTCAAGAATGATTAGTATGCAAGAATCACTTTTAGATGAGTCTGCAAGATCAAGGTACCGAGATGTTGAAACTACTAGAGAATCTGCAAGAAAAAAACCTTCAGGACCAAAAACTATTTTTGGAGAAGAGAAAGATCTAAGTATTAAGGGCTTATTGGGATTCTTAACTACAATACCTGGTATCATTTCAGCTTTAACAGCTATAGGTGCTTCATTAACTGGATTAGATACAGCTTTGAGAGCTGTTAAAATTGCTGATGTTGCAAAGAATCTCGCGCTAGCATTAAGAGCATTTTCTGTAGGCTTTGCTGATGAGACTGCTAAGGTTTTAAAAAATCTTATTGATATACCAAAGAATCTGTCAAAAGTTTTTATTATTCCAGACGAAACAAAAGCATTATTCAAGAATATACCAACTAGAATAGGAACAGTAGTTGATAATCTATTCAAACCGTTTAATACGTTTATTGAAAACTTTAAAATTGGTTTTAACAGAATAGGAACAAAGGCAACAGGTATTGTTGATAGTATATTGAAGGTTGGAGACTTTGATACACTGGCTGCAAAGGCTGGCGCAATTGTTGGAAAGATAAATGCTCCGTTTGCAGCTATAGGTAGAGGAATTGATACTATATCTGAAGGTATTGGTAGTGTAACAAAATTCTTACCTTCGATTGATTTTTCTGCTTTAAAGGCTGTGTTTGGATCGGTTGATTCAGGAACAGGAATTATAGGATTTCTAGGTAAAGCTCTATCAATATTTAAACCTCTCCTTATTCCTTTTGAGTTTGCAGCCAAGACAATACTCAGACCATTTACTCAAATACTTTTATCTGTTATAGATTTTGTAACAGGCTTTGTAGATGGATTCAAAGACGCTGAAGGAGAAAAGCTAGGTGATAGAATCCTTTCAGGTATTAACGAAGGTATTAGAAGTGTTATTAGAGGATTCACAGAAGCAATAGATTTACTTTTGTTTACATTTCCAGCATGGATAGCAGAGAAACTTGGATTTAAGAAAGTTGCAGCAAAACTAAAAGACTTTAACATAACAAAATTTGTTGATCCAGTAATCGATGGTGTTATGTCATTTATTAAAAATCTGTTTTCTAGTGAAGGAAGACAAGCTCTCACAGGAGAAGCTGATGGTTTCTTTAAAAAGGTTCTAAGATATGTTTTACCAGATCCTGGTATTGCATTTAGGCCGTTCGATCCTAAATCTTGGGTCTCAGCTGCTGTTCCTGATGCAGTATATCAATATGCAGGAATCAATGCTTCAACTGGTGAGAGAATAGTCCCTGATACAAATACCAGCGACATTGCTACACCCCCAGAGATCACTGATCAAACTCAAACGTTGGCTGCTAAGCAGGCTGCAGCGGATGCAGCACAAGCAGCTGCTAATAGACCAGCTGGTGGTGGTGGAACAATTATAACTACTGTTGATGGTAAGTCATATAGCAAGACAAGCATGAATGTTGTTGGAAAAGCATCAACAGGCGGTGGTAGAGAACCAGCGCCTGTCGATTTAAATAGTTGGGCTGACGCCGCGGCGTAATTCTAATCTTCTTTAGCTAGCTTCTCAAAGAAACTGAGTGAATCATCATCGTCTTCTTCCTGAGCTGGTTGTTTAGCTTCAGGCATAGAAGGCGCAGCAGCTTGCTCTGGTTCGTTCCAAGGAACATTATCATCTGCTGCAGTAGCAATTGCACTTGCAGCAGCTGCTCCTCCCCCAAGAGCCAAAGCCTTTTCCAAACGAGCCTTTAGCTCACTATAAGATTTAAACTGACTAGGATCAATAAACTCTTGTAGAGAATACTGTGTCTTCCAGATTTCTTCTAGCTTCTCATCATCTTGTACGAGAACTGATTTATCTGAGAACTCAGACTTATCATAATTGCGATAACCTTCAACCTTACGAATCTTCAGTTTGAAGTCAGCACCTTCCCAGAAGTCAAAAGGATTCACAGGAGTCTCATCCTGGAAAGCTGGATTCATTGCTTCATTTAGTTTATCAAAGATCTTTTTACCATAACGATAAAGGAACACTTTTCCTTCATTCTCTGGATTAGAAGGATCACTTACAACATAAATGTTTGAAACGAAGTACAAACGGCGCTTCTGTTTACGGACAAGATCTTTATTAGAATCTACACCGCTGTTCCAAAGCTGACTATTGTATTCTGAAAGAGGATCCTTTTCTCCAAGTGTAGTCAAAGACTTTTCGATATACCATCCTCCTGGACCTTGGAATGCATGATCCCAGATACGAACGAATGGTACATCCTCACCTTGCGGTGCAGGAAGAAAACGAATAACAGCATAACCATTACCGACTTTATCTACTTCTGGTTGCCAGAAGCGATCGTCTTTATTACTTTGCTGTTGATTGCCTTGGAGTTTGTTTAGCTCTTTAGTAAGTACATCAAGATTAGATGTTCCAGAGCGTTTAAGTTGAGAGAATGATGTAGCCATGTGTATGTCTCCTGTATATAGCTGTATCGATTGTATGTTTTTTATCCACGTATGTCATAATATAATTTGTATTATACTACTATTTATATTGGAAGTCTAGCACTTTTTTCTTTCATAAAGTTAAGATCTTCCGCTTCTACTAACAATTTTTCTTTGATAGTAGAATTTATTTTAACCAATCTTGCAACTGATTCTAATTCTATTTCATTACTTTCTGCATAATATAATATAGCGTCCATATAGGTCAAACATTTCTCTTTGACTATAATTTCTATTTGATGGGAAAATTTTGCAGACGTCTGAACCGATTTGATTTCAATCATTATCTATTTTTTCTTTGTTATGATCATTAGTTGTATTATAAGGGTTTTTACGTAATGGATCAACAGTTAAATTTGTGGGTCTTAGTATTTTTTCCTCAGTGCCTACAATAATCCATTCACTATCCCAAAGAACAACAGGACATTTATATTTTTTAACATGTCTATAAAAATTATGCCTATTTCTG